CGATAACTACAGCGCCAGATACCTGACTGGTAAATGTACCGGAAGCAAAATTTGCAGTCGTTCCAGTGACGGTTACACCTGTGACGGAAGTAAAGCCTGCTGCACCACCAGTGATATTTGTAAACTGTCCCGCATTACCGGTAACGGTTGCACCACTGACACTGGTCGTAAATGTTCCGTTAACACCTGTGATGTTTGTAAAGTTTGCCGTCTGCCCGGTAACTGACGCACCAGAGACTTGGGATGTGAAAACACCAGAGGAAAAATTAGCGGTTGTACCCGTGACGGTCGCACCAGTAACCGTTGTAAAGCCTGCGGTACCACCGGTAAGAGTTGTAAATTGACCCGTGTTCCCAGTGACAACCAAACCAGAAACTTGGGTCGTAAACGTACCGGAGGCAAAATTAGCGGTCGTGCCGGTAACTGTCGTTCCAGTGACAGTGGTAAAGCCTGCAGAAACACCAGTTAAGTTTGTGAATTGACCAGTGTTTCCGGTAATGGTGGCACCTGAAACAACAGATGTAAATACGCCGGTGACTCCGGTGAGACTTGTGAATTGGCCCGTATTTCCGGTAATGGTTGCACCTGAAAGTTGCGATGTAAATACACCGCTGACTCCACTAAGGGTTGCAAAATTACCGTTGGTTCCAGTAAGGGTTGTAAATTGACCTGCATTACCAGTTACTGTGGCTCCCGATAAAGTTCCGGTGAAGACTCCGGTTGCACCAGTGACTGTCGTGAAGTTGGCACTGTTTCCTGTAATGCTTGCGCCGGAAAGCGTCGAAGTAAACGTTCCGCTTACGCCGGTGATGTTTGCAAACCTACCGATATCGCCGGTGATTGTCGCTCCAGATAACTGAGAGGTGAAGGTGCCACTAACGCCGGTAATATTGGTGAAATTACCGACAGTACCAGTGACTAACGGAGAGAACACCTGAGAGTTAAAGATGCCCGTTTCGGCGTAGACCTTAACACCAGTAATGGTTTCACCACTGACAGTACCGAGAGTCTGAAGGTCAGTCTGAACAACGACTGAGTTAAACGTCGCAAGACTGGTACCGGTAATTGTTGTTACCGATGTTGAACCACTTACTTCTAAATTACCCCCTACAGTTAAATCACCGGTAAAAACACCGCCAGTGATGGGAATATATTTAGTACGTAAATAAGAATTAAAGCCGGAAACTGTGAGTTTTTTGTTTTTAAGAGTAGGGTCGACCTCAAAGACATGAACAATCGTCAGCAGATCTTGCTCTGCAATATCTCCTCCGAGTAATTCGGGTAATTCAGATATTCTCCTATTAGCCACCTACTCAATCACAAAAGGCCATAAATTGAATTATAATCGCAATGTGTCCAAGCTATTTCAGCTTGATTTCGATACGTGGGATAAGGTTCGTGGCAAGGTTCCAACTCGCCTGAAGTCCTGTAACAATTCCGCAAGAAATCACAAATACAATCAAAAGTTCGGCAACCGTCAAGTTGCGGCGCACATAAACAACCCGTGGCGGCACTTGGGACGGAACAGGGATTTGTGCTTGGCTCTGCTCCAGGGTCATGCGGATGGCTGCTTCCCTGGCACGAGCCTTCAGTTCTTCCAGTTGTTGCGGAGTGATGTTCGGAGGAAGCGTCAGTTGCTGTCCCTCTAACGTCTCCAGGGGAGAAGGAACGTTACTGGGTGGAATTTGATTTTCCATTTAACAGTGCAAAATCTTTTCACATACCTTAGCATCTAAACAAAAAGTGTCGACGTATGGCTTACGGAATCCGAAAAGGATTAGAAGATGTAGCCCATGAGCTGAAGGGAATTAAAAATATCCTTTCGTCTATTTGGCGTAACACTGCCCAAAATGCACCAGATGCCTCTCTTCATCCTGACGCATTTGCTGACGAATACATTTCCACGGAGGAATGTGCGACGCGTCTTGGGATAAGCGACCAAACGATTCGGAATTGGATCAGTGTTGGCAAGAAGAATCCTGAGAAGGGTTGGGTGGAAGGCTTGCATTACGTCAACATCAGTCCGTGTCCTGTCCGAAAAGCAATCATCCGTATCCCGTGGAATACGCTGGTCCAAGAATTTGTAAAGAATCGGAAACTGGAAAAACGAGACTTTGAAGTGTCCAAGCCTTTCTACGTTTCATCCGATAGGGGGCGGTCGGAACATGCCTAGTCGTTTCCAGGGGTTTGATATTGCTTTAGTCACTGTTGATAACCATGAGGAAGTGCTGCCCGAATCCTTGATTCGACAGGTGCAGTCCTTCCTTCCACCCGAAGGTTCGTTTGATGATTTGATATTGCGTCGATACCTGGAAAACTTAAGAAATTATGAAGAAGAAGACCCTCATTCTTCAATGACTTTGGCGAATCGCTTGCGAATTGCCTTCAAGGACATGCGTCCGGAAACAATCTGTGGTCGATTCCCCCAGGCAGAACTTCCCCTGAAACGGCGTTTGCGTTGCGTTGCTGAATATCTGATACGCGCTGGGGAGTTTGACAAACTTCGTGACGAAAAAGGAAAGCTCGTTAAAAAACGTGGAAATCTTGGTAAGCTTGTTGTCATCTACAAGCCTCTACCCAAGATGTTAGAGGCTTTAATTAAACAGAAACTGGTTGAGCTATGAGCAGACGTGAAAAGCTAATCGCCAAAACTCTTGGTCCCGACGCAGATGAGATGAAGGCAAAGATGCTTGATGCTGTGGTTCGCCTCACCCTTGGCGACATGGGCAAGCAGTATTGTCAATTTTGGGATTTGAGGGGGCCAGGAGTGATGGTCTTCCAACCTGAGAATGGAAATAACTCAATGTCCTATTGGACGCTTGAAGATTTGTACGCGGCACAACAGGAGTGCGAATCTGCAGATGATGATGACACTGCTGAAAGTTTCCGTCGCATTTTAGAAGCGGCACAAAAGATCAATCCCCTGGAAGCTGCTGGCTACATCATCAAGGACCACGAAGGATTTAGGTACTGCCAGGTTGATTACAACAAGAAGGCAGAAGAATAATGGCGATTCCAAGTATCTACAGCCGGAAAGAAGACTTAGAGCTGATCACGAATAAAGACTTGGTTGCTGCAGCGCACGGCCTGCTTGGCGGCATCGAACTTGATGTTGCTAGTTCCAAGGTTGCAAATACGTTTGTTGAAGCTGAAAAGTTTTACACTCCCTTGGATGACGGACTAAATGCCCAGGAGTGGTACGGACGTGTGTATTTGTTTCCTCCCAGTGGGGCCTACTTTTGGGATAAGAAAAGTGACAAATGGAAGATGACACGGTCTTCGTCACCTTCTTTGGTTTCTTCTCATGCTGTCTGGTTTCGTAAGTTGTTTAAGTTTTGGTTTAACCGCCAGGTGGAGCAGGGGCTTTACTTTACGAACTGCCCTGACATGATTCGGTACGAACAGCAGATCTTTGATTTTCCTGTATGTATCTTGCGGACGGCCCCAAACCTGATAAAAAACACAAGTCAGGGAATCGGCAAACACAAGACATGTACCTCGTTATTGGTGTATCTTCCACCGATGAAAAATACCGAGGGTGCCATTCAAAACTTTGTTGACATTTATTCAGAAAAGGGCCGAGTCCTTTGCTGATTTGGTATATTGAACAGGATTCAGTGAAATTATGAGCCTTCTTGCTGACTGGGAAATCAAAGAACTTGCGGAAAACGAAGAGATGATCTCGCCTTTCCAGGGGGCTTTGGTCAGTAAAGAAGATGGTAGGCGCATCTTGAGCTATGGGCTTAGCTCGTATGGATACGACATTCGTTTGTCGCCTAAGGAATGTTTAATCTTTGGTCGAATCCAAGCTGGTGACTGTGATCCAAAGGATTTTGATCCTTCGATTTTGACTCCGGCTGAGCTGCATGAAGACGAGAAGGGCCAGTATTTCATCCTTCCTCCCTACGGCTATTGCCTCGGTGTGGCCCAGGAGCGACTTAAGCTTCCCCGTGACGTGAGCGTGGTTGCCGTTGGTAAGTCAACTTACGCTCGTTCAGGAATCCTTGTGAACATCACACCTGCTGAAAGCATGTGGGAGGGTTACTTGACGCTGGAAATCAGTAACTGCACTGGTTTGTTTAATCGCATTTATGCGAACGAAGGTATTACTCAACTTCTTTTCTACCGAGGTAATCCCTGCGAGGTGTCCTACCAAGACCGTAAAGGTAAATATCAAAACCAAAAGAAAGAAATTGTTTTTTCCAAAGCATGAATACCGTAACTTCTCAAGACATTGAACAACGCCTGGACATCTTGAATGTCTTGATGCGTTCTGTGATTAATTTAGAGAATGCAGAACTTTCCAAGAACTTGTCCAATTACAGGTCGGACAATGTTCAATGGGTTCTAAATATGATTGCGGATACTTTTGATCAGTTGCAAGATTCTTTGGACCTTGAGTATTACAGCCAGCAGGAATATTAACCGAAGGGTCGGCCAAAGTTTGGCAACGGTTTGTTTGCATAGTTTGTTGAACCAACGGTGCCAAACTCATCTCCCATGCTTGGGAGGTTGGTTCCATCAAGCACTGCCTCATTACGTGGTGTCCTTCCACGAATAGTCGGCTCGTCTATCTGGGCTTTTTGTTTGAACTTACCAGCGGTTTTAGCTGCTGCAAAGAACTTAGCTTTACGCTGCTGATCGTCATTTACAGATTCAGCAGAACTACGTGCTTCTTCTGCAACACGCCTAAGATCCGTGTCGTAAGCCTGGGCTGGATTCAGGTCCGAAAGTTCGGCCCCTGATGTACCAGAGAGCTGCCGAGGATCGTATGTAGAGAGATACAAATCTGCCATGATAATATTGTAAATGAGATAATACAAGTCCAGATATTATGCATGGCGATGCACTGGGGTTTTTAGATAGTTTTGTACAAGATGAAGTTAAGTGTCGTTGCTTAACTGAAGAAATGTTTGGCGCTCCGCTGGACAACGAAGAAAATGATGTACCATTGTACGATCAGTACAATCGTGGACTCGTCGCATGTCAGCAAGATCGACCCAGGAAGAATCTGGAACTCGAGGGCGCACGGCCCGGAATGACGGGTTACATTCCGTCGATGGAGCAGGGAATGGAGATGGGGGCCTCACCTCGTCCCAAAGCGTTAGTGCTGGCTCTGGGGGGTCCCAAGGAGGAGATGCTGGTGGAGTCACGCAAGCGTCGTGGTTTAAGCCGGTAGAAGAAGACGGTTGTAAGGATGGTGTTTGTCCGGTTCCCTGGCTAACTACCCCCGCTGCTCCACAACTTCAACCAGATCTTGTCAATCATCCGCCTCATTATATGGATGGCGGAATTGAGTGTATTGAAGCGATTGAGGCTCAGCTTACAGCTGAAGAGTATCGCGGCTACCTCAAAGGGAACTGCGTCAAATATCTGTGGCGTGAACGTCTTAAGGGCGGTACCGAGTCGTTGCAAAAAGCGCAGTGGTACCTTGAGCGTTTAGTTGCTTTTGACGAAGGGATTTAGAAAGGCTGATATTCTTCTTCGTCATTCTCCTCGTCGTCGCCCATGCAGGCGGCGGCGAGTTCTGCTAATTCCAAATCGGTTGGAACGTCAAAACTCAACTCGATATTTTCGTCTGCCAAGATTTCACGAACCGCTTGCCACTCCATCAATCGTTGGTAGTACAGGTTGAGGAGTGCGGCATGGAGTTCTTCCCAGCACATTTCATTGGCTTGAAGCTCTGCCTTGCGCATGGAGAATTGAAGCTCTAAAGGAAGTTCAAATTCCCGAGGCTCAATCGAACGATCCATCGCATTCATCTTGCTTCACTCAATGTATTCTAAGTCTACACATTAAATAAAGAGTCAAGCTCTTCGTTGGGGTATTCGATCCACGGATTCTCATCAATGCGGTAATCGTTGGCAAATTCCGACAGCACATAAGGATTGAGCTTTTCTTCCAAGGCCCGAATCGCTCGTACTTGATGTGGTGCCGCCGAATAATTCCTGAACGCAGTCAGGAGAATCTCAGTTGACACCCAGGGGTTAGCGTCTACTTCCAGGAGAAAGAGATTTGATTCATCTCTGCGACGATCCAGTAGGCCACCAATGACTTTATGTTCTTCATTAAAGATCCAGCGATTGATTTCTTGTGCAGCCATTGCCCAGTCTTCGCAATCAACGGCGTCAATGATGCCGCTGTAAAGAAAGGGCTCCCAGCCTACAGAGTGAACGAACGAAATTAAAGACTGACGCATGGAGTCATCCAACCCCATGTTGAGTTTCTGCAGTTGCGAGTCAATGACTTGAACTTCGTGGAACAAATATTCCAGTGCTTTCTCTTTTGTGCAACATTGGCCCCGCTTTACCGGTGAACCGTCAGGGTAAAACTGAGTACCAAAACCAATGGTGTAAGGCTCCCCACCAGTTACCGGATCAGGATACGCTTTTTCATTAAAACCTTCATACTTACGGATGAGGTTAATTGCGCAGCTGAAATCAGCCATGGGGATAACTATTGCTATCCCCAATATACACAAATTATGTAACAATCAGCCTTGGCCGCGCTTCAATTTACGTCCGTGGGAAGGCTTGGAGTTACGTCCATTACCTTGCTTCGTGGTTTTGGGCTTGGATTCCAAGCGGACAGTGGTTGTTCCTTTGGGCTTTGCCATGTGAATCACCAGTTGTAGTTACAAGCCCAATAACCTGCTTTGAGTTTGTCTTTTTTCTCAGAGCAGTTGTGCCTGGCCTTAAAGTTAGCACGTCTTCCCTCGTCCTTGTGCTGTAAATAATCTTCATATCCTCGAAGACCAAAGCGCACAATGGCCTCTTTTCCGTTTTGGCAGCCCTTTACAACATATTTGTGCTTGTCACCAGGGGGCGCTTTTTGTGGTTTATTGCAAGGCATCTTGTCTTTTTGGTAACGCTTTGCAGCAGATGCAGCTTTCTTACGTTTATCAGACATCACAAACCTTTAAACATGGATGTAAATTCACCAAGAATTTGGCTACCCGACTTTGATTTGGTGTAGCCTTCTTCTTCATCATCTAATCCTAAGCTAAAGAAACTAGAAGGTTCCTCAACTTTTGTATCTGCACTTTCCTCTTCATCCGCCAAGAACTTTTCAATAGTTCCCAAGGATGCAAGAGGATTGCTCAGGTTTAAACCAGAGATTTCAAACGTGCCACCAGTGCCTGCTTTAGTTAGTGCTGTTTGCTCAGATCGATCTACGTCTGGGAAAAAGTTTTCGTAAAACTCATCTTCTGTTCCTTTGTAGCCTGCTGATTTAAACGTTTGATACAAAGCCGTCTCTTGACCACTCTCTGTTGCGGTCCCTGTACCTGTATAGTCTTCTGGCCTTTCAATGTAACTGACACCTAAAAGTTTTTGTGTTGGCCGTTTACGTTTCTCGTTCAAGTACTTAATCTGTTCGCGAATCTGTTGAGCAGAACCCGTCTGAAGCGCTTCAATAATATAGGTGCGAAGACCGTTGATATCACCTTTAAATTCACCCAGTCCGTATTGATCTAATACCTCTTGCCAAGTCCCTTTGTTGTTGGGGTCTAAACCTTTTAACATTTCATCGGCAAATTCTTCAGGCTTGATGAATTGACCAAAGATGGTTCCTTGTTTTAAAACCTCTTCTTTAAGCGCTGGAAGAATAACGTCATAGATTTGGCTGCTTACTTTGCTGGCATTGAGGATGTCATCGGCAGCATCATATCCTTTGCCCTGGCCCCTGACCTGAAAGTGCATCCGTGCAAACGCGTCTTTATCGTTGACATCTACGCCAAAACGATAAGCCTGTTGTGCCCAGTACTCATCACCATTCTTGGCCCTCTCCCAGTCAGCATTAACTTCACTTGTTTGTTCCAGGTACCTATCTTCTCTTGCCTTGTCGCCAGTGGGGTTGAAATAAAACTCTGAGTCAAAGTAACGCGGGTTAGTTGCTTTCAGCTGATCAATATATTGAGTTGCACGCAGGTCTGCAACAAGGGTTGCGGCGTTGAGCAAGTCTTGTGTTTGGAATGGGTTTTGTTCCGATTGCTTAACATCTAAGTAGTCAACAAATTCGTTCATTGAACGAGAAGTATTGAAGCGTGGGACAAGGTATTTATCAATAAAATCCCTTGCAAATTGTGCTTCAACCTTAATGTTTTCTTTTGCCTCATCAGTTGTATAGCCAAGTTCTATCTCTTCGTCATACTTGTTTTTCAATGCGGTATCAAACCACTGCTGCCAGTTGTACGTGGCAGAGTTTCTGATACCGGTAATGTTCTGAAGACTTTGCTCCAAAGACTCTTGGCCCTTTCCACCAGAGGTGAAAGAGAGTAGTCCACCAACCCCACTGTCGCCCAGGATTGTATTGGTTAGCTCCTGGTTGATGTCCGTGATTTCTTTAAAGCTACCAAAGCCACTCATGACGCCAAGCAGTTGTTCACTTGCTTTGGCTTTCTTCATTTCCTCAATGGTGTCCTTTAAAACGTTCTGAGTCAGTGCTCCAAACTTTTTAACGTCAATGACTGCTTTCTCACCAACGGCTACGTTTAATGCGTCTTCTAGTTCCGTAATGCCATACCCGGCATTTGCGTTGTATTGAAAACTGATTGCTTTGTCTTGCTCCCTATTGGACAAACGAAAAAGCGCTGCAAATTCATCTGGCTTGTCGGGGTTTAGGTATAGCTGCTTTGCAAGACCACTCCAATACTCATCCCCATTTTTTGCTTTTTCCCATTCAGCAGCAATCTCTGGAATCGCAAGCAGACGAGAAGATTGACTCTGGGTATCCACGCCCAACTGCAGCGTGCGTAACGCTTGTAGATCTGCGTCTGTTGGTTTTGTTTCTACGTATGATTGAGCGGCTGCCGTGGTTTCTGCCGCATTGCCGCGCAAACCCGCTGGCTTCCCCTGGGAAGTGTAATGCTGTAAGTAATAGCTATTTTCTCCATACCTGCCAACAATATCTAAGTCGTCATTAGCAACAGCTTGTTGCCATTTTTGTTGCAAATCTGGATTTTGTTGTTTGTAATAGTTGGGATCAAACGTACCGTACGGCGGTTGTGCTCCCAGAGCGGAGTCCCATTGCTGAAGTTTTTCTGTTGTGTAAAAAGTTTTGAAATTGTTTTCTAATATTGACTTAACAGTCGGATCAACATTTTGAATCGTTCTAAGCAATTCCCGCTGACTTACATAATCTCCCCCTGCGGTTCTACTTGCAACAGAAACCGTGGTGTCATATGCATTATTGATGTAAGCATTTTCTTGGTTTAGTTGAGTGTTTTGTTGATTTAATAGTGTGTTTTGTTGGTTGGTCGTTGCGTTAATCTGGTTTGCTTGATCATCGGGTACTGTTCTGTATCCTGTTGCCCAATAAGTCGTTCTTCCTGATGTTACAGGATAACGATAGGCCTCTTGCTTGGTTAAGTTAGTAGGAAGATCTGTTGGATAATCTGTCCTGTAATCTGTCTTTTCATATGTAACGTTCCATTTACGTGCAGCAGGATCATAAGCAATTGCCATATCACATCACCAGTCCAAATTCATTTAGCGGATAATTAAACAACTCAACAACTTCTTGTTGGGTCCAGGCCTTGATTCGATCCATTCTAGCTTGAGTGAAGAAAGCTTGCTTTTCATACCAATCTTCCACTTTGTTGCTGGCCTTGCTTTCATTGCAACGCCTGCAGCATGGAAGTAGGTTATTCCGTTTCGTATGACCTGACCGATACCTGGGGACAATATGATCCAAGCTAGTTGCCGGATCGTTGCAATAGCCACACTTGTAGTCCCAGTCTTTGTAAATTTCTTCTCGAAAACGTTTCTTTGCCAGTTTCGGTGTTAGTTCAATCAGTAAAGCGAGCGGTTCATTAGCGCTGCTAAACATAGACCTAAATGGCTGTTAACTAATTTTAAGAGTGGTCATCCAAAACAAACAGATTAAGTTTTGTTTAATCACGTTGACAGGGTATTTGCGACCGATAACGTACTAGTGTAAGCCAGTTCTAAACCATGGCAGCGACAAACGGATGGGTTTCTGTCCAAAAAGCCGAAGAGCTTTTGGGCATTGACCGCAAGATGCTTTTCAAGATGCGTGATAAAGGCTTCTTGAAGCTCGGACCTCACTACGCAGCTTTCCCTGAGACTCGCTCCAGGGATGGGTACCGTTGGAACGTTGCTGCTGTTAGGAAACAGCTGAGCAAAGTTCCTTCTGAACTCGTTGCTTCTTAATTGGTGCGTAAAACTTCTTTCTTATTCGATACGCTAAAACTAAATCGGTAAGATTTAAGCGTGACGAAGGAGAAGAGATAAAGGAATACAAACAAGCAATCATTTTATCTAAGCAACCTTCAATGTTTGAGGGTTGCTTTTTCTTTAGCTGAAACAAAGAAACCCACTGAGGGTGCAGTGGGCGTACAGATTTTTTCTTTGTAAGGACGTTAATTGTATTGTTATCGTTCCAGGTGAATCCTTTTAGTTCTTCTGGCTTTATGCCATAAGTCGAAGTCATTCCATAAAGCCAAGCAGCTTTCTTGAAACGAGGTGTGGTTAATAGTTGAAAGTAATGATCAACAATCAGTTGATCCGCAGGAGGAGCATTAATGCTATCCATGGCCTTACGGGGATCAGTGCCCACAGCTTATCAACGCGCCATGGGATCTAAACAAAAGCTTAATGAGTCTTATTAGACTCAATCTAAGTATAGATTAATTTAATCTTCTGGTACGATGCCTTGTGCATAGGCGGCCCAGGCCAACCCCACCGCTTCAATTGTGGATCGCTCAGTTGCTTCGTAAGGAAGGTTGACTACATCCCCAGCGTGGTACGTAGTTGGAACCCCTTGATAAGAAATGGGACTAAAACCTGCTTGCCGAGTTTCCAACTGGCGTTCAGAAAGGACAAACGTGCTTTCTACAACATCTCCGAATTTAATTTCTTCCATGTCTTTAAGGACTCTTAAATCAGGTTAGTATGAACAAACAGACAAAGCTGAGTATGAGTACCGAACAAGACCACGAATTTGAATTGGCTTACTGGGGAGATTGCTGTAATACGTTTGATGAAGAACAAAAGCAATTAGTTTATTCACGCTTTTTAGGACTCAAAAGAAACCATTATTCTTTTGATGTTGAAAACAAATCTATTTTGGATATCGGTGGTGGACCTGTTTCTTTGTTGTTGAAAGCTATCAATCTAAAGAAAGGAAAAGTTGTTGATCCCCTGCCTTATCCCAAGTGGACCGTAGATCGTTACGCATCAAAGAACATTGAATACTGGCAGTTAAAAGGAGAAGAAATTGTTGAAACAGGCTGGGATGAAGTGTGGATTTACAACTGCCTTCAGCATGTAGAAAACCCTGCGTTAATTATTGACAATGCTTTGAAAGCAGGAAAGGTGCTCCGTATTTTTGAGTGGATTGATATTCCGCCCCATCCAGGACATCCTCATGAACTGACACAATTCAATTTGGATTATTGGTTAAGTACCAAGGGAGATGTAGTTACTTTGGCTGAGGGCGGATGCTACGGTCGGGCATATTACGCAGTTCGTACCAGCCCTTACGCCATAGATCATTGAGCTGCTGGAACGCCTTGTCATACTTAATGCCGCAAGCCTCTAACGAATACCGCTGCTTTGCGATCTTTGCAATCTGACGGCGGTCCAACTCTTCAACATCTTCGATGGCATCTAGCCAATCCTGAAGGGTGTGGCAACGGAATCCAGTGACACCTGAAACGACTGTCTCGGCAAAGGCGCCATAATCAACGGCGATAAGAGGAGTGCCGCACAACATTGCTTCAACGCCACTGCCGCCAAACGGTTCAGTGAATACCGTTGGCATCAATGCTGCACGAGCATTAGCTAAAAACTCTGACCGCTCACGTCCTGAAATCGGACCGCGATACTCAATGTTTGGGTGCTTCCAGGGGGAAGCATCACCTTGTCCGTGAAGAATGATTGGCCAAGGACTGTGGTTAGCAATTTCTTTAATTGTGTCTAATCCTTTTTGTGAACAAATGCGTCCCAAGAAGGCCAAATATTCCCCTGGTTTGTACTTGGGTTTCCAGTCATCTGTGTCAAAGTAATTTGGAATAACCCATTCGTAGTTGCGCCCTGCTCGATTTTCTTTGCCTTGGTGGTAATGCATCCAGGCGTAGCTTTCAAAAATACGGAAGCTATTGGGCATTAGCGTTGGATAGCCGATGCCTGTTTCTACGTGTTGATGCGCAGGAAACAAGTCCATCAATCCCTGGTGAGCATGTCCAAAAGGATGACAAATAATGTCTTCTTTCTCCAGGTGTTCTTTTAAATGGGGTATTAATTTCTTTTCAAACAGCTGATGACCTTCGCTGCCAACAGTTGCGTCATCTCCATGAAAATCGGTTTTTTTCCGATTACCGTATAGAGAATTGAACTCTTCTTCGTTCAATACTGTAATGTGCTTTGTTGCATTTGCTTGACTACCTTCGTTTGAATATTCAATAACTTCATAGCCTTGTGCCTGCATCATTTTGGGAAAACGCAAAGCTTTTCCAGTAAAAGCACAGTGGGAATATTCAATGGTTGATTTCGTGTGAAACAACCCGATCAAGTGAAGACGCATTGCCCGATTATTTTTTCAAACTCTAGCTGATGATTGAGACGCCGTCGCTTTTTAGCTCTAAAGTCCAACTCCTGGAAGCAGCTGATGTGTTTACTGTTACGTTTGTAGCTGACCAACTTGTAACACCAGTGTTTGTATCATGTCCTGCTGATTCTGGACCGGCACCAACAGAGGCTCTGTTTGTCATGCCCGCCGGTGCCAACTGTACGTTTGAGGCAGTACGATGACCAGCAAAACCAGCAACAATACTTCGTCCGTTTGTGTTCTGCATGCTCAATGCAGGATAGGTGATTGTTGTTGAAGCTGATTGACTGCTACCAGCAAATGCACCTATGTTTGAACAACCTCTATAAACGTGTGCAATTAGTTGAGTTGCGTTTGTCCAGGTATCAGATGGCGTGTTACCGCTGGTTACAAATTTGTAAGCAAGTCTAGATGAGTTTGTATTGCCTCCGGTTGCTCCTATGCCAGACCATGTAGCAGGAAGCGAAGGCGCAGTATTGCTACCGTTTCTATATGCAAACATTACAACAATATCTCCGGATACATGAGCCGGAAGTGTCATTGTTGTGGCGGCAACACCACTTGCCCCAATGAATTTAATAGCCATATTAGAAAACCAATGTGACGTTAAAAGTAGTAGTGGGGCCAGATGATGCCGTAGTTGTTAGCCATACAAAGTTACCACTTGCAACTGTTGCGTTATTAAAAGTAGTAGTAAGAACACCGGTCGTTGTGTTGTTTGCAGTCATTCCTCCGGTTACAACTTCTGTACCTGCTGCAGAAAAATCACTGCCGTACCTAATAGAAAAACTAACACTAGGCGTTGTTCCAGCAACGATAGAACGTATTTGTGTAAAAGTAATTGATTGAGTGTTAAAGAATAAAGGTAATTTTTCTGCTGCGCCTGGGTTAATTACTGTAATTGATTTAGGAGCAGCGGAGCCTTGGGGGCCGGTAACACCAGTAGCTCCTGTGGCACCAGTAACACCAACACCTGTTGCACCCGTAACCCCAGTCGCACCTGTAACTCCGTCGGCACCAGCAACACCTGTGGCTCCGGTGGCACCTGTTACACCGACTCCAGTGGCACCTGTGGCACCAGTTGCGCCGTCTACACCGTTAGCTCCAGTGGCACCTGTAGCCCCAGTAATACCCACCCCGGTTGCGCCGGTTGCGCCATCAACGCCATTTGCACCAGTGGCACCTGTAGCCCCAGTAACGCCCACCCCGGTTGCTCCAGTTGCACCCGTAGTGCCAACTCCGGTGGCACCAGTAGCACCAGTTGCGCCATCAACACCATTGACCCCGGTAGCGCCTGTGGCGCCTGTAGTGCCAATTCCCGTAGCACCAGTCGCACCTTGAACGCCTGTTGCACCTTGAACCCCGGTAGCACCCGTCGTGCCAACGCCCGTAGCACCAGTCGCACCAGTTGCTCCATCAACGCCATTTGCGCCTGTGGCACCAGTTGCGCCTGTAGTTCCAACACCAGTTGCACCCGTGGCACCTGTAGCGCCATCAACCCCTGTAGCGCCCTGGACCCCTGTCGCACCCGTTACGCCAGCTCCAGTGGCACCGGTAGCCCCTGTCGCACCTGTGGCCCCCTGAACACCCGTGGCACCCGTGATTCCAACGCCTGTAGCACCTGTCGCGCCTGTAGCTCCTTGGGCCCCAGTGGCACCGGTAATACCTACACCGGTTGCCCCTTGAGCGCCTGTAGCTCCTGTGGCACCAGTGGGGCCAGTTTCCCCGACTGCTCCACCAGCAATTGGTGTTTGGACATAAGAGGAAGTGGTGGGACCATCATGTACAAAGTGAACTTCTACGTTTCCTGAATATGTTGTTTTTGCAAAGGCCTTAACTACGACGCGATCTGTAATTGCAACGTTGTTGGGAGTTGGAAGCGTGTAGTTAATGACTTGAAGCGTTTCAACCGTATCGTTGATCTCGTTGGTTGTGATATTAAATAACTCTGTTTCGGCGTTGCCACTTAAGGTGTCAATCTTGTAGACACGAAAAACAATCTCACTTGTTCCGCTGGTTGTGTCTACGTAGCGATAAACGTTGAACGTGTAGTTGCCAGCGGGAAAAACTTCAAGTCCCGGCTCGCCAGACGGAGTTGCGTGGCCAACAATCAATACCTCTCCACTGGCACTGCTGACAATGGCACTCATGTCATCTGTGGCCAGAGATGACGGGAAATCTGCAATCAGTTCTTCGTAAGGACTGATGTCACTTGTAGTGGAATGGAACCAATATGTTTTACCAGCCGCAGAAACACCTGCAGGCCCCGTTGCTCCAGTGGCACCTGTAACGCCCGCACCAGTGGCACCAGTAGCTCCGGCAACTCCAGTGGCACCCTGGACGCCTGTGGCACCAGTAACACCTGCACCCGTGGCACCTGTGGCACCTGCAGTACCAACCCCTGTTGCGCCTGTGGCACCTGTAGTACCAGCCCCCGTAGCTCCAGTGGCACCTGTGGATCCTTGTGGACCAGTAGCCCCGGTAATTCCTACGCCCGTGGGACCGGTAGATCCAATTGGGCCCGTCGCACCAGTGGCTCCTACGCCAGTAGCACCCTGCGGACCTGTGGCACCTGTGATGCCAACACCTGTTGCACCTGTAGCGCCCGTGATACCAACGCCTGTGGCACCTGTCGCTCCACCAGGACTTCCGGCTGGACCGGTAGCCCCGATCATGTTATAGACCTTGGAAAGCCCTGTCCCGTCGTAAACAAACCATTCACCCTCTTGGGTGAAAACCAATTCTTCGTTATTTTCTAACGCACCGTTCCAAAGCGTATTGGTTAATGAGCCGTCAAAGTGGTTAACGGTAAGTGTCCTGGTTCCACCCGCTTCATTACGAGCGGTAATATTTCTTACGTTTCTTTGGGTATTCGCGGCTGGTGCGGTAACAATAACAGCAGAACCAGAGGCCGTAATTTGTGTGTTTAATCTTCCAGGGGTAACAACACCCGAAAGATTATCTGCATACGAAACATGAACTTCAACCAGACCCGAAGCACTGGTAACTAGCTGTACTTGGTCTGAGACTGAAGTTAAGAGCAGCATTTGTTTTTATTCTTTTCCGCTTTATGTATTTTAACTTAACAACTAGGCAGAAGGTCTTTGCCCCAAAGAAGGAGTGTATGGTGTTCCATCTTTGTCATACATAATAAAACCTTGCATGCGAACAAAGCTTGATGGAATGTTAAACAATTTCTGCATCATCGGCATCATCATGGGCGACTGACAGTTGTATGGCGGTACGTCCATGTATGCCAAAGCATTCTGGGTGAGCTTAATTCTGCCGTTAATTCGTTTTTCCTCGGTATCACGTACAAGTTTCTGTTCCCATTCCGCCATACTACTTTCGGCCACGGGGAAGTCAGAGGGTTCTGGCGGGAACACTCCTTCTTTAAACTTCATGGCATAGATGTGTTTGCAGTAACGCGTTTCATCTAACAAGGGTGTCCAATAGTCAGTTAAAGACGTAATTACATTTCCTACAGAAGAGTAATCGCCATACTCAGGGATGCCGTCTGCACTCGATCCTGGCAAGGATGGATCTGATGTGCCTCGTAGATAAGTCGAACCAAAGTCCCTAAACACACCTGGATTGTCTCTGGTAGCACCTTGTTTTGTTGTTGAATTAGGCGTGATGGAAGGGGGTAAATTATATTCTGGTGCAGGTGAAATAACAGACATATTGCGATTAGTTGTCGCCGATGTCATTGCGCTGTTATCAATGAGACCTGAACGATCTTTCATTTCTTCGTAGCGTCCAGGCTTCACAGATGCGATGTTTGAACGCGGAAAATAACGATTTTTTCTGCTGTTTAAATTGGTCATGAACGCGTAATCACGTCGGTTGAAATCTTGACACGAACAGCAATAACGTGTTCCTGTCATAAAGAAACGACCAACTGAAGGTGGCCTGGTTGCAGGCGTAATAAAGGTGCGATCAGGCGTTGCTTCAACAGATCCTCTTTTACGCAGCTTTAAAACACCCGTGAATGGATTGGTGTCCGCAAGAACGGCCTGTACATATCCATAGCGTTTTTGAGTTGTGGGATCAATTGTATCCCTGGTAATAGGAACACCACCCTTCGTGACTATTCGATCTTCCAGGATTTCGCCATTAATTGCCTTCAGTCCACCAGGGATACCAGGGATAGGAACATAGAGCGGAGGAGGCAAGGGATTAGACGTACTCCAATTCCCACCAATTTTTACATACCAAAAATCAGCATCTTCAGTAACAGACTCAATATATGCCGGTGCAGATGCTACTTCAAACTCATTATCAAAAAACAGGCCAACGTTTTCATAATCTTCCATATGAGCGTCTAACCAGTACCTGTTCGTTGAGCCTTTAGCAAACTGAATGTTGTCCATGCGCAGGCTGCCCGCAACACGAACTCCGGCCCAATGCATACCAAATTCTTTGGTACTCGTTGGAAACCCTTTAAAAACACCTGGAATTGTGGGTAGGTTTCCGGTGATAGGTGCTACGCCTGGCGGTAGGGGAATGTTGTAAGTAAAAGAATATTCGTATTCGTTGTCGTATGACGAAGCAGTGGCTAACTCGTAACCTCTCCTCCAGCGGGACCAAGCAGATTCACGGTCGATCGTATAGATCGAATCCGGGACGCTGCCCTTGGAAAACTCTGTTGTAATTGGCGCAACACCCTTTGGCGCACTAATTGTTGTTGCGCCAAAATCTCCAAACGTGTTTCCACGCTTTGATGCCATGGCTTAGAAGAATCCGCCCTGAGCAATTACATGAGCGCCGGGTGTGTACCCTGCAGAGTTAGGAGCATCAGGGAAGACGCCCACATAAATACGGTCGCCCCGTTCCAGGTAAATACCTTTGTTGCGAAGGGGTGCAGTCTCACCAAGGCCGGTGGTATTGCCTGCTTGCACAATAGGTGCTGCCAGTTGAGGCATCAAATCACCGCAATCAACTGTTTGAGTGTTTGCGGGCACAGTCTTGGCAAATACCACGCGGTAATCGCCAGAACCCGGAATAGGCGTAGTGGTGTTACGGGTGTGATAGAAGACAAAGGTCACCGCAGGCTGATTGCCATAACCAATGCCGTTAAAGAGAAAACCACTGGTAGTACCACCAGAATAATGTAAAGCCGTGTTAACGCCCGCAAGAGCAGAAGATCCAGTATACGTGTAGAACCCGACACCGCTGGCTGCCCCCGAACCTGTTAAAACACCTGTTGATTGAACGTGAACAATCTGACCGCTAATGATGGAAACAGCGGTGCCAGAGGTTGTTGCATTTACCGTATAGTCTGCATCACGGTAAAAGTCGTTACGAGTAATCGTAATGGAATCAACAACACCACCGTTGTTGTTGTCATCACTCAAGGTTGCATCCATGTCAACCAGGATGGATGGCGCCTGGCCGCCTTGAACAAACAAGGTATTAGTGGTAGCGCTACCAACAGTTTGAGTCGTGACGCGCACAACGTCAAACAACGGGCGGTCTGTAAAAACAGGTTGCTTATTGGTAGAAGTCGATGCCATTTACAAATCCCCTTTTAGCCCTTATTAGGGCTTTCTTTCAATACTGACATTCTAATGGCACGAATTTAAATTACAGCATTGACGAAAGCCTGTAGGCTTGATTAAAACCTACAGGGACTTTCATCTTGTCTTCTGCTAATTTTTCAGGGTTTTGATACAAAGATAAAAACCTCTGGAAGTTATCGCCCGGAGATTTTTCGTTTGATTCAAACGTGCTTAACCGATCAAAAATGCGTCCGATCAAACTCCTTTTGTTCTCACCTGAAAGGTTTCCCAGGCTTCCAGGGAGAGAAGTAAAGGCTTTATAACGACTTCCCTCAAGGAGGCTAGAGGCCTCCCCTGGGGTGTAATCGTCAAGATAATCAGACCTATTTCTGAGAGATGCCATTAGACAAACATGTTTAAATAGTCATCAGGCAGTGGCATCATCGAATTAGAGAAAGAAACCAATTCGTCGGGAGATGCCAAGCTACTCCTTTGTTGTAATACGGCGGGAATCCGAGATTTAATTAACTGTTGAATAAGGCTTTCAGCTAAGGAATTACCTTTGACTGCTTTCTGTTGAGCTGCGGTAGGAGCAGGGGCAGTAGCTGCGGGTGTAGGCCCTGGAGTGGATTGGTAAACCTTTTGTAATTCTGATAAAGATTTTACCGGTTGACCATAGTAGCTACGACCTGACTCCGTGGGAAACGAGGCCCATTCGGGAGAAAGCTTGGCGGCAACCCTGGAACTTAGGCCCTCTTTCTGGAGAACAGATAAACCACCAATAGCCATTAAACGATTTCTCGCCAATGACAGGGCCGCAATATCTTGCTCTTCAGGTCCAAAGCCAGACAAGCCTAGGCGAGACGCTTGGGATTGCCAGGTTCCTGGGAGAAACTGATAACGACCTGCTGCTGCGCTTGAGTAACCTCCGGGGCTGGAAATCACCTTGTCCGGGTGTGCCTTAAGGCTAGGCGCAAGTCCACCACCAAACATGACCCGATAAGAGTCGGTGGGATTAGAACGGCGAGTTCCTTCAGCAAAAGAAATAGTCTCCAAAAGTTTTTTGCCTTCGGGACTGTTTCTAAATTGCTTTAAAAACTCTCTTTCGTTCATGGGCTTTGATGTTTTTACTTCTTCTTTTTTTGGCTCTTCCTCATGCTCCTACCCAATTTGACGCGGCCCTGAGTGCGGGAGTAAACACAGCTTGAAGTGCGAGAATCACACTAAGTTTGGCAACAAGGCGACGAAGAAAATTAGGACAAA